ATGGCTGAAGTATTTATTGTAAAAGTAAAAGATTTGTTTCATGGTAAAGGATACTCGGAAGACGATGCTTTACTATTTATACAACATGCTTTACAAGAATTAAACGATACTAAACCAACAATACATTGAGGTAGATATGAAATTTAAAAACGCAAAAATGACTGAAGTGCCTTTTAAAAATCCGTTTCCTAACCCTACGGTTGCGGGAACTGCTAATGTGACAATGCCTGCTTTTGTGGTAAAACAAAACAAAGGGGCTGGTCCAAAAGGTCAGACAAGCAATATGCAAATAAAAAAAGTTCCATTCAAAGGTGTTAAGTAGTATACTTTGATTTTAAAAAGGAGGTTTCTATGAAACTTTTAGCAGATCTATGGGACCACTTAAAAGAGTGGTCAGACTGGAGTATGAAAGACTGGATTAAAGCTGGTATAGTAGCGTTAATCGTAATTATAATTATAGGAGCAATCTAAATTAATGGTTTGGCAATTATTAGCAAAGCCCTTACTTGGCGTCGTTGCTGACGGCGTCAAGGGTTTTGTAGAAACTAAAAAAGCAAAACAAGAATTAAAACTAACTACAATTAAAGCAACTCAGAAACTTAAAGAAGACCAGATTGCTGGTAAGGTTGCATGGGAACAAAGTGCCGTTGATCAAATGAAAGGCAGCTGGAAAGATGAGGTGGCATTAATTGTTCTACTACTTCCAGCCGTTTTAGTATTCACGCCTTTACAAGATCATGTACATAAAGGGTTCCTCGCTTTGCAAGACCTACCGTCGTATTATCATAATTTGTTGTATATAGCGATTTCTGCGAGCTTCGGCATCAAGGCGGGATCTAGTGCAATAGGAATGTTTAAAAAGAAATAGGAGAATATTATGAAAAAAAATTTAAAACCCATTCCAAAAACAAATAAAGGACTACCTAAACTACCAAAGGCTGTTAGAAATAAAATGGGCTTTATGAAAAAAGGTGGTCTAGCTGCTGCAACAAAAGCGCTTAAAGCTAGGGGATTAAAAAGGGGTGGTAAAGTAAAAAAATAATGCCGTTAAACAAGAAAGGAAAAAAGATTATGAAATCTATGAAAAAAACATACGGTAAAGACGCAAAAGCTGTTTTTTATGCCTCAAAAAACAAGGGTGTAATTAAAGGTGTAGAAAAAAAGACTAGAAAAAGATGAAAAAAGCACAAAAGAAGAAAGTTAAAAAAGTAATAAAGAGTTTAAAAAAAGCATCAAAAGCCCATGCAGGACAAGCTAAGACTTTGCAAGGTGTAATTAAGAAAAAGTGATATTAAAACACTACTTAAAATATTTTCCATCAGCTTTCTCAGATAAACTTTGTGATGAAATTTTAGCATATGCACTTACAAAAAAAGATTTAGTCGGTACTATTGGTTCAATTAAAGATCCAAAACTTGAAGAAAAAGATTTACACAAAACTAGAAAATCTAATGTTGTTTGGTTGGATGATCCATGGATATTTAAAGAAATAGAGCCCTATATAAATTTAGCTAACAAAGGAGCTGAATGGAATTTTGATTTAAAATATTGTGAGGCTTTTCAATTTACTAAATATGATGGTTCAAAAAAACAACATTATGATTGGCATGAAGATCAATTTTGTGAGCCAAATGAAAAAGGATTTGTTAGAAAATTGTCTATGACTATTAGCTTAGTAGATGGTTCTATGTACGAAGGAGGCGATTTAGAATTTGATTTAAGAGACGGTAAAGGTGAAAAAACATCTAATGTTAGAGTATGCAATGAAATTAGACCAAGGGGATCTATTGTTGTATTCCCATCGTTTTTATTGCATAGAGTAAAACCAGTAACTTCTGGCGTGCGTTATTCGCTAGTAGTTTGGAGTTCAGGGGTGCCATTTAGATGAAAGTAATTAGACAAGCATTATCTAAAGAATTAACTGATTTTGTGTATTTATATTTTTTAACTAAAAGAAAGGTCGCTTTATATTTTTTTGAGTCTAAATACATATCTCCGTTTGCAGATGAATGGGGACGTTGGGATGACACTCAAGTTCCAGATACGTATTTTCATTATAGTGATCTAGTTATGGAAACTCTTTTACAAAAAATGAAACCACTAATGGAAAAGGAGACTCAAACAAGTCTTATTGAAACTTATTCTTGCGCTAGAATTTATAAAAAAGGCGATGAACTTAAAAAACACACAGACAGACCATCTTGCGAAATATCTTGCACTCTAAATTTAGGAGGAGAAATGTGGCCAATATTTTTAGATGGTGAGAAGATTTTGCTTAATCCAGGTGACATGTTAATATATAAAGGTTACGAGACTGAGCATTGGAGAGAGCCATTTACAGGTAACAATTGTGCTCAAGTTTTTTTACATTACAATGAAAATAATGGAAAATTCAATAATACTAACAAATACGATGGTAGGCCGTTTTTAGGTTTACCACAGTGGTTTAAGGAGGACAAATGAGTTACGAAGAATTATCTAAATCAGTTAAATTAAGTGAAGGGTTCAGAAATAAAATTTATCAAGATACAGAGGGGTTCGACACCATAGGCTGGGGCCATAAAGTTGTTGTAGGTGATAATTTTGTGCCAGATAAAGAATATACTGAAGAAGAATTACAATCGGTATTTGACAAAGATTTAAGTAGAGCAATAGCTCAAGCTAAACAATTAATGACTCAAAATAATATTGATGATTTACCAGAAACAGCTCAACACGTGTTAGCGGAGATGTGTTTCCAGCTGGGCCAATATGGTGTCAAAAATTTCCGTAACATGTGGAAATGCTTACAGGAAGCCAATTTTGTTGGGGCAAGTTATGAGATGCTTGACTCTAAATGGAATAAACAAACACCGAATCGTTGTAAAAAATTAGCTGATCTGATGAAATCATGCGGTTAGAAAATTTTTTTACTGCTTACAAAAAACAATTAATTGATAGACAAAAGGCAGTAGAAGAGTCTATAACAAGTGGGTTGTGTAAAGATTGGTCAGATTATAAATATTTGACAGGCAAAAACGCAGCACTTAAACAAGAAATACAGGAACTCACGGACCTGCTAAAGAAAACGGAGCTCGAAGATGACTAAACCAAAACTTATAGTACCAAAGCATATTTGGGATAATAAGCAAGCTGAGAAAGAAAAACAAGAACTTGAAAAAGTACCTAACCCTACAGGATGGAGATTAGTTTTATTTCCGTTAAAATTAAACAACAAAACAAAAAGTGGTCTTTATTTAACTGATGACACAGTCGCTGAGTCACAGATGACAACAAATATTTGTAAAGTTTTAAAAGTAGGTCCGTTAGCTTACAAAGACAAAGAAAGATATCCAGATGGAAAACCCTGGTGCAAAGAGGGTGATTGGGTTTTAATAACTTCATATGCTGGATCAAGAATTAAGATTGAAGACGGAGAACTTAGAATTGTAAATGAAGATGAGATCATAGCAACCGTAGATGATCCTCGTGATATTTTACCAAGGAACTTATTATAAACATGGAGAAAACTATGCAACCACAGACAGCGTCTGAGCAAGACAAAATGGTGCCTATAGATACCTCTGGTGAATCTATGGACATTGAAATCAAAGAAGAAGAAAATAAAGAGAGCGAAGTAGAAACAGCTGAAGACGAAAAAGTAGAGGCTAAAGAAGTTAAGGAGGAAAATAAAGAGGAGGAAGAGTATTCCGCAGCTGTTAAAAAAAGAATAGACAAATTAACATATAAATTAAGAGAGGCTGAAAGAAGAGAAAAAGAAGCTTTAAATTTTGCTCAAAGTGTAAAAACTGAGAGAGATCAAGCTTTGAAAAAAGTTACTCAAGTAGATGAGGGTTATCTAAAAGAATACACTGCTAGAGTTTCTTCAGAATTAGAAAAAGCTCAAGGCTTACTTTCTAAAGCTATCGAAGATGGTGATTCAAAAAAACAGGTCGAAGCTCAAAGAAGAATAGCTCAGTTAACAATTGAAGAAGAAAGAGCTAAAATGACTATGGCTCAAAAAGAAAATCAAAAAAAAGAACAACCTATTGAGCAAAAACAACAACCTCAACAACAGCAACAACCAAGAGAACCAGATCCAAAAGCTGAGGCATGGGCTGAAAAAAATTCTTGGTTTGGTCAAGACAAAGGTATGACTTACACTGCTATGGCTATTCATGAAGAAATGATAAATAAAGAAGGATTTGACGGAAAGTCAGATGAGTATTATAGTGAGCTTGACAAACGAATTAAAAAAGAGTTTCCTCATAAATTTAAAGAAGAGGAAAAAGACAAGAGTAACCGAGTCGTCCAAACGGTTGCCTCTGCAAATAGATCGACAAAAGCTGGACGCCGTACTGTGAGACTCACACCCTCGCAGATTGCAATCGCTAAAAAATTAGGTGTGCCACTTGAAGAGTACGCAAAACACGTGAAGGAGGCGTAAATGGTTACTACAGGAATAAAGACTACCTCACGCAAACAAGAGACCCGTGAAAAGGTTGCTCGAAAGAGGGGATGGGTACCCCCTTCGAACTTGGAAGCGCCAGAGGCACCAGACGGCTACCATCATAGATGGGTAAGAACTGAATATCGTGGCATGGCCGATGAAAAAAATATCATTGGTAGACTACGAAGTGGATATGAACTTGTAAGAGCGGATGAATATCCTGATAGACAAGACTTACCATCAGTAGCTGAAGGTAAATACAAAGGCGTCATAGGTATTGGCGGATTAGTTTTAATGCGATGTCCAATAGAAGTTAAAGAAGACCGGGACGAATACTTCCGTAATCTAACTGACACTAAGACAAAAGCTATTGAAAATGATCTACACAAAGAAGAGCATCCAAGCATGCCAATCTCACAAGAGAGGCAGAGCAGAGTAACATTTGGAGGCAAGAAGTCTTAATAAGTAAGATCAATGTCTCTGAAATAATTTAGGAGACTACTATGGCTAACATAGACCAAGCATTTGGTTTAAGACCAATAGCT